CACCACGGGTGCTTTGCGCGGCCCCTTGGGGTCTTGGCCCGAATGGAGGGTTCCAGCTTTATATTCGCCCATCACTTTTGATACTTTCGCTTGTTTGGCGGATTTGGTCTTTGGTGTCTTCATGGTAGTATCATTTCATGCTTTTGCTGCCTTTGCAACGCCACTTCTTACGGGACAATGCATTGGGTGAGTTGGGGTCTGACTTCCAGTCACCCTTGATCTTAGCTGAACGAGCGCAGTAGGCATCACCCTTCTTCGTGCCGGGTCGGATGCGATCCTTGCCGTCAGCAGCCTTTCCTGCCTGCCCGAAGCGCACGGTCTTCTTGCGACCAGTATCGGGGTTGGTGACTACTTTTGAGAAACGCTTTTCCATTACTGCTGCATTCCTTGGGTTTGCATGCCACCCATCTCCGCAGGAGCCGTGCCGATACGACCGATCTCTGCGTTCTGGGCCTGCTGGAGTTGGAACTGGTACTGCTCGGCGTATTTCTGGAGTCGCGTTGCGAATGCCTCGTCCGATTGTGCGCGTTGTGCGACATCTGGTTGCTGGACATACGCTTGCACAAGCTGCATTGCGATCTGTGCGCCATTGGGCTGGGCAGGAACCTCGATGCCTGCGAAGATTTTGGCGAGGTCGTCCGTGACATTCTTCATGACCTTCTGCTGCGCTTCCTCTGCTGGTTGCAGGACATAGTCGGCAAAGATCGGGTTGATGCTAGATGCCGTGAACTCAAGCAACTTGTTTACATCCATGATGCCGTTGCGGTCGAGTTGCACCAGAGACACCATGTTTTTCAACTGCGTCTCGGCAGTCTCTGGGTCATTGCTCTGGGAGTCGAAGTTGACCACGATGCTGAAATTCTCGTCTGGGCTACCCTTGGTCATTACCTGTGGATTTGGATTGCCAGTTACTTGAAAGAATACCTCGTCCGGCCCCATGCGTTGGTACAGCTTCCAAGCAAGGTTCAGCACATCACGCACATGATCCAAGAACTTGGACACGAAATACTGCTGCCTCATGGACGCGAGCGGGTTGTTAAGGTCGAGACCAACGCTGCGGTCTGCCTGTCCGATCATCGACACCTCGACCTCCACGGAGCTATTGTCGGGCGGAGGGGTCGGTCCCCAGTGGATCTCGCCCAAGCGACGATATGGGATGCGCCTGCCCGGACCCCAGTCGGAGGGAGGCTTGCCAGCAGGGTGCATGAGTGGTGGCAGAGTAGCCAGAGAGGCACGATCAACACGCGAATCACGCTCGGTTTTGATCTGTAGCTGTGCGCCACGGAGGATGTCCCCGAAGGTCTGCACCTCGTACATTCGCTTCTGGTTATTAGACAAACGAGTTACCACAAACGGATAGTCGTCGTAGCCATTCAAAAGCTCATGCTTGGCATATCCTTCAGCGGAGGGATGGAAAACGGTGCAATAGATACCCTCGGAGCCGTCCTCTTCGTCGATGAGTCTCTGGTAGCCGTAAACAACCATGACAAGGTCATTGTCGTCAGTGATGGGCAGGCGGGTGACATTCTTCTGCTTCTCCCCGTCTAGGTACATGCTGTCCTTGCCACGGAGTCGCTCGATAGCGTTTTCGACCCAGTCCTCGTCCCATCCCTCGTTGGTGACCTTTTTCTCAAGCTCTTGGGCAGTCAGGAAGGTTCTCCAGAAAATATAGGGGCTACGCTGCGGGTCGGAGACATAGGGTGGCAGGATGACCTCACCGTCCGGGGCGCAGGAATGGACGACAGGGCGATCCACGGTTACCCTAGGAATGGGTATTTGCGCCTCTCCCTTCGTTCTGAGGTCTTTGAGGGCTTTTCTGGCTCTCTTCCCCGAAAGTGCAGGGAAAGCCTGAGAAATCAATCCTAGGGCCATTTCTGTGGCATTCTCGTCCATGAGCAGATCCACCATCTCTGGCGCGGCCTGCGCGATCTCGTCCAGAGTCATGGTCTGGAGGTAGGTGCGGGACTCCCGCTGCCAACCAACATAGGAGATCATCAACCCTTTTTCGAGCAGGTAATTAGCCCCAAGTTCCATGTGTTCCCGGAAGTTCGGGATGTACGAGGAACGCATCCACTTCAGGAAGCCAGACACCATCGCCGCCCGTGGCATGGATGCCATTGAAGTCGGGAACGCCTTAATGTGGGAGCGTTGGAGGGCTTGGTCAAACAAAGCTACATAGGTATCGATCCGCTCTCCAATAACGTTGACCTCTTGGTCGGATGCTCCCTCCCACGGGAATGCGTTAGCACCGTGCTTGCGGAGGTCGTCACTCTTGCCCGGCCAAATGTTGCGCCGCTCGTCATAGCTGCGGAGGCAGGTCTGGAAGTACTCGTCGAGGTCTATGAGTGCGGTTTCGTAGGCATAGGTAAGCGCACCCACATCTGGCTCCCTGTCCAGATAAATCAACGATTCGCCTTCTAGGGCTTCTGAGTCAGTTTCCATGATATAATTCGTAGGTGTCGGAGTCTAATTTCCTGTTGATTTTAATAGTCTTGTGAAGCAGTCGCTGGGACATGCGGTTGGGAACCTCGATGGCAATGCGATTCCCATCCAACCCTGCATATACATACCTTGGGTTAATTGCTAGTCCAATAACCGTGACCTCCAGTGGCTCGGCTGCTGGTTCTGGGGCGGGAATGACCGCTTCCGCTTGTGGTTCTACCTTTGGCGCAACCTTCTTGGCCACCTTCTTTGCTGCTTTTTTCTTTGTTTTCATGGTTAGTATCCTCCTGTGCCTTGTCTAGTTACAGCTATATGTGACCCGTCCACATGGTCAATGCCAGAGATTGCGGCGTAGCGCAGGACATCTATGGGGTCTTTCCACGCCTCTTTCAGACCACCATCGCCCGTGTATTCAGATAAGGCTTGGATGATGTTCTCACACTCGGAACTGACATAGAAATGCGGTCGGTTGACCGAATCTGACGGCATAGTTACATTCCAAGACATTTTCCCGATCAAAGCTTGCAACCCATCGTCGATTTCCAAGCCGGGGGCGGGTATGCACACGATGCCCTCGTCGTTCAAATCTTCGATAATGCTACTAGCTCCGTCAGCAGACTGGTACTTGGCAGCACCAAGTCTGGGGTCGATCAGACGCTCCATGATCTCCTCGTCACCCTCTAGGTCTCTGATTAGCTCCACATAGTCCTTGATTCCGTAGCCCTGCCCCTTTGCGCCATCGCCAGCAACCCACTTGCCTCCTCGCCACTCGGCCCAATCGCCCACATCCACGCCCGGCCATTCCCTGTAGACCCAGTAGGTTCCGCTCGCGTCAACGGCAATCCATGCCATAAACCAGTTTTTCGCTCCCGCAGGATCGACAATATGGTATAGCGTCACATTTTTCGTCGGAATAGCGTGAGGCTCAACCACATTGACCTCCTTGTTGAACTTGGGAAATTTGGTGGCGTGGGACTTAACCGGAACCCCGTACGCGCGAATTAGGATCTCCTCCCTAGGCCTACCAACCAAAGTCTCCTTAATCCGCTCGTAGCCACCGAAAGGGTTGTCCTGTGAGTGAAAGTAATGGACGCTGGCGTTGCGTTTCTTACTCCTCTGGACATATGGAACAAGCTCACCATTTAGCAGTTCAGCCTCGCGGCTTTCTATGCTGGTTGCTCCATCCAAATACTCTTTGATCACCTCCGTGTACCCGTCAATCGGGGTAAAGGTGAGCAGTAGCTTTGCGTTGCGGGTTGCCAGTCGGAACCGCAGGGTGTTGATCAACTCAGGGCCAAGCAAATACTCATCCAGCCAAACGCCCACATTATGCCAATTAGGAGAGCGAGAACCCAACTCCGCTCCCTCCAAGATGGTCGGGTTGTTCTGGTACTGGGAGTAGGTCTTAAATATGATCTGAGAGCCGTTGGGTAGGATGAGCGATGAGTCGGTAAAGCCATTCTTCTTCGTGTAACTGATGTATGTCCCGGAGGATGTCTGCTTCGTGCGTAGCTCCGCTGGAAGCCAATCCCACACGGCACTCTGCTGCTGGCGAATACTGACCTCGGAAGTCTGTGCGAAGCACATGATCTCGGCGTTGGGGTTTTCTATAGCAGCACGCACCACAGAGAATGCGCCCCACTGCGTCTTGCCGCTGCGGTTGCCGCCTAGTGCCACAATCTCGTTTACCTCCTGTAGTTGATCCTCTGCCTTCGCCCAGTGGGGGAGTCGGAAGCCAAAGCGGTACGGGTCGCGTTCTGCGTTGTCTACTGCTTCGTGATAGACCCTGTGAAGCTCCACAAGGTCAGCAGGTTCCATGAGGGAAATCTCCTCATCGGTCGGCGGGGAAAGGATCTGGTGGGTGCGCCACTTCATGTTGTCTTGTATGCGTCCGTTTCCATGAGGATGTCGATTATCCGATAGACGCTTCCGCATTCAGGGCATCCAAATGCATCATCCTCTGGAGGGAATGAACCTCGGTTGCCGTCAATAAAATGAAGTTCGCGATGCCTGTGGCAGTACCTACATATGCCTATGTGTGGCTCAATGTGCTTCTCCAGCACCACATTCCAAACCTTGGCGTTGAACTTCTCGGCCAAGTACGAGGCGTAGGCTAGGGTGTTGCACTTGTGCTGGATGCCGTCATGCTCCACCACATAGTGGTGAAATATCGGCCCATCAAATCTAGATTCTGGTTCCGGGATCATGCGACAATTTCAGCCTCGACTGCCTTCGCCTTCACCTTGCTGGCAATGCGAGATTTAGCCTCTGCGATCATCTTGGCGGCATCGTCGATACTCGCCCCCTGCCTGTGTTCCACGACCGCAGTAGCCATGCCAGAGAGTTGCATGGACTTGTCCGTGAGGACACCCACGGTGATCGCCAGTCGGTCTGGGGAGATGTTCTTGAGTTGTTCGGGATCGTCGGACAACTGATCTGCTTTCGCGAACAACAGGTCGGTGTATGTTTCAGCAGCCATCGCGTACTTCTGGCTGAACTCCTTCCGCTTCGTCTCCAGAGTGTCAGAATGCCGCCACATGAGCGACCGCACGGTGTCACGGGCAAGCCCGGTGATCTCGGAGGTGCTTTTGATGCTCTTCCCCTGTGCGAGCAGCCAGAGGCATTTTGCCGCTGCCTGTGGGTTCCAGAACTCCACCCGCTGCCTGTTGCCGTGTTCCTCGGCTCGGCGCATGACCTCTGCGAACCATTCCTGATCTGGTTCTGCGGTTAGTTTCTCGCTCATTGGTTATTTCGGATTGCGAATAGACTTGATGATGTCGCTTTTTTCTTTGTCGGTGAGTTTGCGTTTAAGGTTTTTCTCTGCCTCTTCAATCATTAACTGAATAATTTCAGAAGAGTCATCAATGTCGTCGGTAAAATCTCCGGGGAATAAGTTCATCGTTTTGAATAGTTAAACACACCATTACTCAAAGTCAATCGAGTAATTTCATCTCCAGCACCAGATGTACCCTCAACAAAAGCCTCAGTATTGTTTACAAACTTCAAGAAGTTGTCAGCGGTTAGTTTAGAAAAGTCACCATCACTGGCGTATTTTTTTATGAAGTTCTTGGTAATGTCAAGGGATGAATGACCAACTGCCTCGTTCTTAATGGCATTCCAAGACAACCAATGCAACCCACCGGGGTCGGCGTGATTTCCAAGCAATTTCTGCATTGCGGGAGACGAATCAATCGCAATTTGAGAAACTCTATCCATTGCAGAATACAGCATCAAGCTAAACAATGACTGGTTATTTTCTAAAGTTCCATAGTTTTTGTAAATTCCAATTTTATCAACTGGAACATTTTTGGATTTGCCTTCGTATTTGAAGTATTCTCTTGGTGTTTTTGCTCCAGTTAACTTCATTGCATCATCGAGATACATGTCAACAAACCTCCATCTATCTAGCACATTTCCCTTAATGCCAAATGTAAGTCCAATAAAGCTTTGCACCTTATTCTTAATGCCAGTTGCACCGTGACCAAGCGTGTTAAATGCGTATCGCATTTTTACTGGATCGCTATTTTGATAAACATCTGAAACCTCATTCCATCTTCCATTGTGTTTGCTTAGCATCAAGTAGAAGCTATTAGCATTAGATGTAGCGTTCTCACCCAGCTTCCCGTATGTGCCAACGGTTTCTGTCCTAGCACTAGAAACGATGTTTTTCCATTGGTCTGGAGTTAAGTTAAATGTGCCATCAATGGATGCCTTGATTTGATCCATGACCTTTTTGTTGACAATCATTCTCATCCACAACGCTTCTTGTTGTAATGGTGGTAATTGTTTAGATAGCGTACCCCAAAGGTGGTGTAGTGCTGTAATCAACTCTGGTGGTCTACCTTTAATAAGGTCTCGCATTTCAACCACAGCATCCAATCCAGACATAGCAGATTCACGAATGCCGGGTACTGTTTTGTCTCCATGATAACCACCGCTTAACAAAGCGGCAAAGGCATCTGGGTCATTTAACATAACTCTTAATGACGATGGTGGAATTAACACATCTCCAGCCACGCCAGATTTTTTCATTATTTCTGCATACCCGCGAGTATCTACAAACTTAAACGGGTCGTTTTCTATATCTTGAACGGCAGAATTGATTTTCTCCAAAGAATCCAAAACATTTGCCGCTGCGACCTGTTGCTTTTTGACCTCCTTAGGATCATTGGATGGTGCTTGAGAAGCACTTAATGCGTTTCCTATCAGGTCTTGATTCTGCACCGAAAAGTCTTTTGTTTTCTCAACCTTAATGTTTGGCAACGGGGTTAGATAGTTTCCTTTTAAAATTCTAAGCGGCCCATCCATTACTTTCCAAGGATCATCCTTGCCAGTTCGAGCAACAAACTTAGGAACACTTTTTGTATCGGTGGGCAAATTGGATGATTTAATCTCAACATTCTTTCTGAGTTCACCCAAAGATCCAATTGGTACGCTAACCCCCTTGTCGCCATCCACATCTTTCTCTGGCATAAACCTTGCATCGGATGCACCTTCGGTCATAACCCAATCAGGAAGCAAACCAGTTTTCTGTGGTGCATATTGAGTGTCAGCACCTGTTGCAGTTTTGTTAAATTCCGCAAATGGGCCAAAATTAACCCATGAGTTTTGACCCCTAGTCTCAGCAGTCATTGCCGGGCGAGCTTTGTCGGAATACATGGCAGAATGTGATCGCCATGCGTTTTCCTCACCATCTGCTCGGAATCCAACACCCTCTTTAATGTGTCCAAAGTAATCATGAACAATTCGGAACACATCATTGGCGAGCATCGGATGTCCATTAATAACTTCGCCCGTTGGCTGCATTAGTGGGTTGCCGCTAATGTCGATCCCAGCAGATTCAGTACCACCGAACCCACTTGCTGTTGGGAAGAACCACAAATGATTGTTGTCCTTTACATCAATCAGTGCCAGTCGAGGGCTTGCTGCATATGGATCTGGAGATCCAGCAGGAATCGGCTCAACCTTTAGCCCCGTCTTCTTGATTGCCTCCCACTGGTCGAGAGTCTCCTTGATCATCGCATCATAAGACTCTTTGACCTTTGGATCATTTGGATTGTGAGCCATTTTTTCGTACTCATCCGCAATCCGTTTAGCTCTCTCGGTATCTACTTTTGCGTAAGTTCTTGGTGGGTTGTAATCAATTCCAGCAGAACGCGCATATTCCGCCGCAATGGAGCGAGCGGTTTCGTTAGGGCCAAAGGTATATTTCCCGATTCCGGGAACCGTTACTGTTGCGGGTAATCCAGCGAGAGGGATGCTCTGATCGCCGGGACGACCCTGTGGTTGAAGCTGCTCAGTGCCTCTAGATAGTCCTCCTTGTTGTCGTAGTCCTTCTCCTGTGGCTTCTGATCCGCTAACGCTTGCGCCGCTGGGTTGAGTTTGTATTGTGGTTGGTTGTCTTTCATTTACGGGCCTTTCTTGGGCTTGATTTGTACGCAATGCAACACTTTTTTGTGGTTCTGGCTCCATCCACCCGATAGCATCCGCTGGATACGACTCCAGCATCGCCTTGGAGGTGATGGGAATCAGCTTCTCATCCATTTCGTTGATCGCAAACATCCGCTTGCCGTCTGACCATCGTCCTTGAGCCTCCTGTGCGTTGGCTACGGGGTTGAGGTCTTCTGGGGAGACACCCTCTGGCATCGCTCGCTGGGCTTCTGGCATGCGGACTTGACTCACTGCCTCGTAGCTAAACGGCATGGCTGCGTACTCCTCTGGGGCCATTGGGACTGCCTTGCTAACGCGATCTGCGCGGTAGGTGCGGTAGACATTGTCCTTGCTCTTAATGCCATCTTCCAGAAGCATGGGGTTGAGGACTGCCTGCTCCTTTTGGTTGAGCAGGCCGAACATGGTGTTGATGAACTTCTTGCGCTCATCTGCCTCGACCGCTCCATATTTCTGCTTGAAAAACTCAATACTGTCCACGCCTTGCTTGTGGTAGTCCATCATCGCCTGCGTGTCCCGCAGGATCAAATCCACATTGCCACCATACAGCTTCTTGCCACGCCTGTCCTGTGAGCGTTTCTGGATGTTTTCATGAAGCTTGGTTACGGACATAAGTCCGAACAGCAAGTTGCCGTCCTTGGAGATGGTGACAGCGACTGGAACTGTGTCGCGTAGAGTAGCACCCTGCGGCTTGTAAACCACCTTCCCAGCCTTGTTGCGGGTAGTAGCCGGGAAGTTGATCATGACAACGCGATCTCCAGCACCCTTGCGGATCAGCTTGTTCATTTCGCGGATGATACGCTTCTGCTCTGGGTTGTACTTGTTCTTGGCGAACATCTCGGTGAGGACATCGTTGGACAACCATCCGGGCTGGAATTGCCCCTCATCGTCCACATGCGCCTCGCCCTTTTCTGGCGCATAGTTCTCCGCCCTCTTCCTCCGCATCACCTCAACAGCAGTAAGCCCTGCAAGCGCACGCGAAAGTTCTGTAGCCCTATCCAGTGCCACAGGTTTGCCGTCCTTCATGATCGGCTTGTTAGCATCGTCAACCTGCACCAGCGGGTGAAGAAGCTCGGCATCAATGCTGTCAGATGGGTTGAGAAGGATCGGCG